CTGAGGACCCTGAAGAACCAGAAGAACCAGACCCTGAGGACCCTGAAGAACCAGAAGAACCAGACCCTGAGGACCCTGAAGAACCAGAAGAACCAGACCCTGAGGACCCTGAAGAACCAGAAGAACCCAGTGGCGGAAATCCCGGAAACGACAAAGAGGTAGGAAATTCACCTTGGGATGGTGAAACTGGAGCATCAGACAATCCCGGCAAAGGAAATCATCAAGACGGAGAAGACCCCGAAACTAATCAACCACCCGGCGACTCAAAGAACGATGGAGGACAAAATAGTAATTCTGAAAATGATAATAGTAATGGAGGAGGTGGAGGAAATGATTTTGAACGAGGACAAAATAATGGCTGGGGTAACGGAGATGACACTCCTCCAGGTAATTCAGGGTCTAATAATAACGCTGAAAATGATGAAACTCCAAATTCAAATGCAGGAGATCTTGTAGAAAAATTCCTAGAAAATCATTCATTCAATGATGATTACGATAATCGTGGAGGAAGACCTGAATATGATACTTATGAAACTGAAGATTTTGGTGATGTGAGTATTCCTGATTGTCCCGAAATTGTAATTGATTTTGAAGTTCCCGATTATGCTGCTGATTCTTCTGAATCATTTGACTTTTCCTGAATAGTTTGATAAGATGAAGGGAGAAATCCCTTCATTTTTTATGCCTAAAGAAACCTATGGTAATCCTTTTCGTTCAGGAGAAAAGGATATTGACGAACTTTATAAGTCTTTAATTCACGACCTTGCCTCCGCATCAAGGGAAGAATCAAAGTTTCAGTATGTTATGAAAGATGTGTTTGAAGTAATGCGCTCTCTTGGTTGGACTGGCGATGATACTTTTGAGGTGAATGTTGGTGGTTGTGCCGCCACTGGAACCGCAACTCATCCAGATGCAAATCCAAAGTGGGCAAAACCTTATGGAACAGTTACATATCAACCAGATGCTTTTATTGTAATTAAGAATGCAAATAAAAACCCCGTTGTCTCTTCTCAGGCACCACAACTTCCTGAAGGTCAAGGAAAACCTGTTGTGGTTGATTGAAGGTGATAAGGATATAACTCCTTATGATGAGTGGAATTATATTTGGATTTGTTTGATAGAAACTATAAAAATTATACTTTCCAAGTAAGTTATAAATAACTAAAAGACCTAATTGTTATTCAGTTTTTGGTGGAAAGATAATTACTTTTTTAGCAAATGGCAGATATTAATGTCAAAGTTTCACAAGGAAATACGATAAAAGGTGTTCGTGTAGGACAACAAAATGCAGTAAAAGTAATTTCTTCCGCCAGTGCTCAAGGAACTCAGGGTCTTTCAGGATTTTCTGGTGAACAGGGCGTACAAGGTACACAAGGACCTTTAAATAATTTTCAGGGTACTCAAGGAACTCAAGGTTCTCAAGGTATTGGGTCTCAAGGAACTCAAGGTTCTCAAGGTATTGGGTCTCAAGGAACACAAGGTTCTCAAGGTATTGGGTCTCAGGGAACTCAAGGTAATCAGGGAACTCAAGGTCTTCAAGGTCTTCAAGGTGATCAGGGAACACAAGGTCTTCAAGGTGATCAGGGAACACAAGGTCTTCAGGGAACTCAAGGTACTCAGGGAACACAAGGAACACAGGGTTCTCAGGGTCTTCAAGGTGATCGGGGAACACAAGGTCTTCAAGGTACTCAAGGTTCTCAGGGAACACAAGGTTCTCAAGGTCAGCAAGGAACACAAGGACTTCAAGGAATTCAGGGTTCTCAAGGTTTACAAGGACTTCAAGGTTCTCAAGGTCAACAAGGAACACAAGGACTTCAAGGTTTAAGTAATCAAGGAATTCAGGGTTCTCAAGGTTTACAAGGACTTCAAGGTTCTCAAGGAATAACGGGAAAAGATGGAACTTCGGTAACTATTGTCGGCGTTGTTACTTCAGTTACCACATCTGAACCTCACAATAGTTTAACTTTAGACGATACTGTATTTTCTTGGTATCCCCCATCTGCAGGCGATGGTGTTATTGAAGAAAATACTGGTGATTTATGGGTTTATACTGAAACTGATTGGGATAATGTAGGTCAAATTAGAGGTGACCAAGGCACTCAAGGAACTCAAGGTATTGGGTCTCAAGGAACACAAGGAACACAAGGAAATCAAGGTCTTCAGGGTTCTCAAGGAACTCAAGGTATTGGGTCTCAAGGAACACAAGGAACACAAGGTCTTCAAGGTCTTCAAGGTTCTCAGGGAACTCAAGGTACTCAAGGAACTCAAGGTCTTCAAGGTACTCAAGGAAGACAAGGAACACAGGGTACTCAAGGTCTTCAAGGTACTCAAGGAAGACAAGGAACACAGGGTACTCAAGGTCTTCAAGGTACTCAAGGTACTCAAGGTTCTCAGGGTCTTCAAGGTACACAAGGTACTCAAGGTTCTCAGGGTCTTCAAGGTACTCAAGGAACACAGGGAACTCAAGGTCTTCAAGGATTAAGTAATCAGGGCATTCAAGGTTCTCAAGGAACTCAGGGAACCCAAGGAACACAAGGTCTTCAAGGGACTCAAGGTGTAGGTTCACAAGGTACTCAAGGTACTCAAGGTCTTCAAGGAACTCAAGGTTCTCAGGGAACTCAAGGTTCTCAGGGTCTTCAGGGTCTTCAAGGTTCTCAGGGAACACAAGGTCTTCAAGGTACTCAAGGTTCTCAGGGCACTCAAGGAACTCAGGGAACACAAGGTCTTCAAGGAACACAAGGATTACAGGGTCTTCAAGGTACTCAGGGTACTCAAGGAACTCAAGGTCTTCAAGGTTCTCAAGGATTACAGGGTCTTCAAGGTTCTCAGGGAACTCAAGGTTCTCAGGGTACTCAAGGTACTCAAGGAACTCAAGGTCTTCAGGGGATTCAGGGAACTCAAGGTTCTCAAGGTACTCAAGGAACTCAAGGTCTTCAAGGGATTCAGGGAACTCAAGGCACTCAAGGAAGACAAGGCACTCAAGGAAGACAAGGACTGCAAGGTATTCAGGGTCTTCAAGGAACTCAAGGAACTCAAGGATTACAAGGTCTTCAAGGTTTAAGCAATCAAGGTGTTCAAGGTACTCAGGGAACACAAGGAACTTTTGGTGTTCAGGGATTGCAGGGAATTCGCGGAAATGATGGAACTTCTGTCACTATCGTTGGTGTTGTTACTACTGTTACTACAACAGAACCTCATACAACATTGACTCTTGATGGTAATCCATATTCTCCAGCAGATTCAGGATTTTCTTGGTATCCTCCAAGTGCTGGTGATGGTGTTATAGAAGAATCTACTGGAGATTTGTGGGTCTATACTGGAACTGATTGGGATAATGTTGGACAAATTAGGGGTGATCAAGGAACACAAGGTTCTCAAGGTCTTCAAGGTTTAAGTAATCAAGGAATTCAAGGAACCCAAGGTCTTCAAGGTTCTCAGGGCACTCAAGGAACTCAGGGATTGCAAGGTGATCAAGGAACCCAAGGTCTTCAGGGGTTGCAGGGAACACAAGGTTCACAAGGAAATCAAGGTCTTCAAGGGATTCAGGGTCTTCAAGGTACTCAAGGTTCTCAGGGAACTCAAGGTTCTCAGGGAACTCAAGGTCTTCAAGGGATTCAAGGAACTCAAGGTTCTCAGGGAACTCAAGGTTCTCAGGGAACTCAAGGTCTTCAAGGGATTCAGGGAACACAAGGTTTACAAGGAACTCAAGGTTCTCAGGGAACTCAAGGAAGACAAGGATTACAAGGTCTCCAAGGTACTCAAGGTACTCAAGGAACACAAGGTCTTCAAGGTCTTCAAGGTCTTCAAGGTACTCAAGGTGTTGGTTCTCAAGGAACACAAGGTCTTCAAGGAACTCAAGGTTCTCAGGGAACTCAAGGTTCTCAGGGAACTCAAGGTCTTCAAGGTGATCAGGGAACACAAGGTCTTCAGGGAACTCAAGGTACTCAAGGTGTTGGTTCTCAAGGAACCCAAGGTCTCCAAGGTACTCAAGGTGTTGGTTCTCAAGGAACGCAAGGTACTCAAGGTCTCCAAGGTGTTGGTTCTCAAGGAACGCAAGGGTTACAGGGAACCCAAGGTTCTCAAGGTTCTCAAGGAACTCAAGCAACACAAGGTCTTCAGGGACTTCAAGGTACTCAAGGTGTTGGTTCACAAGGAACACAAGGTCTTCAAGGAACTCAAGCAACACAAGGTCTTCAGGGACTTCAGGGTCTTCAAGGTTTAACTGGACCAGTTGCTGGTTCTGATGGTCAAGTCATTTACAACAACGGTGGAGTTGCTGGTGGTGCATCAGGTCTCAACTATGATGATGTAAATGTAAGAGTTGGAATTGGAACCTCAAGTCCACAATTCCTTGCCGATGTTGCGGGAGACCTTCGTATCACAAATACAAACAAAATGAGATTTGGTGGAACTTCTGGAACCACTAATTTCTATATACAGTATAACTCAACCACAAATAGTCTGGACTTCGTATCGGGATAATATTATGGGAGTTGTCGGAAGATTAGACCAATATGCATCTATGCTCGCTGGTGAGTTTGATGATTACTCTATGAGTGAAAATCTAATTAGAAGGAGTGAGGATTTAACTATTGATGTAGGATTTTGGACAGAAGTTGGAGATGGTGTAACAGTTACAACTAACCAAGCAATAGCACCAGACGGAACTCTAACTGCAGATAAAGTCGCAATTAAAAATACTAATGCCGGGTTTAAATCAATTCAGTCTTCAATTCTAAATTCTAGTATAATTGGTCAAGCATACACTGCAAGCATATTTTGTAAAGCGGCAGAACATTCTTATGTTCGGGTTGATATGGAAGGTGGTGGAAACAATGGTGGTATTGCAGTTGATTTAACAAATGGTTCTCTTATAGTGCAAATAAGTGCCCCTGATAGTTATTCTATACAGGCATATCCAAATGGTTGGTATCGCATTGCAGTAACCTCAACAGCATCATCAACTGCTGCATCTGCTTTGAGAGTTTATTTAACAAATGCGAGTGGAACTGCAGCATTTTCAGGAACAACTGGTAATGGTGTTTATCTGTGGGGTGGTCAATATGAAAGTTCAAGTAGTGTAACAGATTACACACAAACAACAACCACGGCAAAAACAAGAGTTTTACCAGCAACAACCAACACAAATATCAGTGGTCTTGGAACATACTATAGTTCTGGATTTGATGAGAATGTTGGTTTTACTACTTTTCTTTCTGCAAATATTTCTGCACCATATGACCCAGTATATGATGAGTTTGGTGGAACCTTATTTGGTGCTGGGCAAGGAAGATATATGAGACAAAATACTGATAAGTCTGTAATTGTTTATAATGAGATTGATGAAATTACTCCTATTTTATGATTAATAAATATATCAAAGGTATCTGTTAATTATGGCAAGAAAGGCAATACTGGAAACTGGATATACATTTACACCTTCAACTAAGACTGTTGTAATTCCTCGTACCATCCAGAGAGAAAGATTAATATTAATTACGAATGTAACTACAAATCAAGTAATCTATAATTTTTCTGATGCTAATCTAAAGGCAACCAGTTATACTGTAAGTGGAACTGCAGATACGACTACGGTTGTCCTGAATTATGATACTACTGGAATGAGTAGTACTGATAAATTGCAGATTACCATTGATGAGTATGATGAGAAGATTAGTCCCTCGGAGACCTTTATGGACCCTGTGGGTAAGATGCGTGTATCTACTCCACAAGCACTGATTGATACTGACTTTGAATATGGAACTCAACCAACCAAGTGGGAAACGACCACACTTTTAAACAATAGACCTTCTGCATTTTACGATCCAACAGCAGCTCTTACTATTACTAATATTGCAGGTACTGGAACAAGAACAGTCACAGTAACAACTACAGCAAACCCAGGTGTTGGTGTTCCCGTTTTTGTTCAAGACGCAACTAATCCTCTTGCAAACGGATGGCAACTGACTGAAACAAGCGGTGCAACTAACTTTACCTACGTTGCAAGAGCAAACGTAACAAACGGTACAATGTATGATGCATCAAAAACTTATGTTTACACTGGAAGTTTCTTTACTGGTGCTCCAATTACAGTGAGTTCAACTGCTGGAGCGGCATTTACTAACGTATCTACTGCAGTTACTTGCACAACAACAAATAATCACGGTTTGTCTGTTGGTGATGGTATTTTCGTAAGAAATACAACAGCAACAACCAACCCACCAAATGGAGCATTTTTTGTAAAGACTGTTCCAACATCAAATACTTTTACCTTTGATGTTGACTTAGCACCTACAGGAACAATTACCGCAACTGGTGGAACACAAAATCTTTATGTAAGACCTTATACTACATCAATTCACCGACCTTTTGATGGTGGCGTAAGTTTCTCTGCAGGTACTCCTTATCACGGCAATCAACTCATTCGTCAAACCAGAAGATATTTCCGTTATCAGTCAGGAAAAGGTATTCAGTTTAGTACCGGCACAAACTTAAAACCATCATTTTCAGTTGATAATATTACATCATCAGGAACAACTGTAACTGTAACTTGTAAGTTTCCTCATAATATGGGTCCAGGAGCAAATGTTGTGGTTTCTGGTGCAAATGAATCTGCATATAACGGAACTTTTACAGTTGCAACAGTACCATCAGATTTAACATTTACATATACAGCATTATCAACTCCATCAGCATCTCCCGCAACAGGATTTCCACTTACGGTTTCTCCAGCAACTTGGTATGGTTCTAAGATTCGTATTGGAATGTTTGATGAACAAAATGGATTTTTCTTTGAGTATGATGGGCAGACATTGTATGCAGTAAGAAGAACAAGTACAGACCAACTTTCGGGTGGAGTTTCAATTACAAATGGTTCTCCTGTAATTACTGGAACCAATACTAAATTTTCTTCTGAATTAAAACCGGGAGATTATGTTGGAATTCGTGGAATGAGTTACTTGGTTCTTTCCATCACAAGTGATACTCAAATGATTGTTTCTCCTGAATATAGGGGAGCAACAATCACCAGTGGTGCCGTTGTGATTGCAAAGAGAACTCAACAAAGAGTTGCACAAAGTTCTTGGAATATTGATAAGTGTGATGGTACAGGTCCTTCTGGATATAATCTTGACCTTACCAAGATGCAGATGCTTTACATTGACTATTCTTGGTATGGTGCAGGCGCAATTCGTTATGGATTTAAGAATCAAAGAGGTGAAATCATTTATGCTCATAGAATTCCAAATGCAAACCTAAGAACTGAAGCATATATGAGGTCTGGAAACCTTCCATCCAGATATGAGTGTAATACAATTCCACCAATTACTCATCTCACTTCATCATTAGCAAACGCAGCAACTTCTATGAATGTTGGGGATACCTCAGAGTTTCCTTCTGCAGGAACTCTTGTTGTTCGTGCTTCAGGTAATACAGGTGCAACTGTTGAGTATGTTAATTACACTGGAAAAACTGCAACATCATTTACAGGTCTCACCAGAGCAGTTACAAACCTTACAGGTCCCGGTGGTCTAACTGGTGGTGGTGGAACTTCAACTGCTGGTGGTGGAACATTTACATTCTCGGCAACTGCTCCAATTTCAGTTGAGATGCATTCTCCACAGCATTCTGCAAATGTGGGTCACTGGGGTTCATCGGTGATTATGGATGGTAGATATGATGATGATAAATCATTCCTCTTTACGGCAGGTATGATTACTGCATTATCTGTGAATGCTGGTGCAACTAATGCTCTTCTTTCACTTCGTCTTGCTCCTAGTGTTGATTCTGGTTTAACTGGACTATTAGGAGCAAGAGAACTGATTAACCGAATGCAACTAACTCTTCGTGAAGTTGGTGTTCTTTCTGGAGGAAACTTCCTGATTAGTTTGGTTTTGAATGGAAGAGTTTCTGGGGGAACGTATGCTGCTGCTGGTGGTTCTTCACTTGCACAAGTTTGCCGTCATACAGTAGGGCAAACAGTTACTGGTGGAGAAACTATCTATTCATTCTTTACAGATACTCGTGTTACTTCCAGAGAACTGACTCTTGTTCGTGACTTGGGTAATTCTATTCTTGGTGGAGGAACTGTTTTAACAGCACCAACTACGGTCAATAATATATATCCTGATGGTCCTGATTTGGTGATTGTTGCAGCAACTAATGTTGGTGCAGCAGCAACTACCGTTAATGCAAGAATTTCTTGGACGGAGGCACAGGCATAAGAGATGGCAAAACTCAAAGGCGGCACACGAATCTACGGTGATATTAAAATTGATGGAGGAATACGCGATAGTAATAATGCTATTGGTATTGGTGGGTCAGTATTAATATCAACGGGGGTTGGTATTGCTTGGACTAGTGGTGGCACTGGAAGTGGTGCTCAAGGTTCTCAAGGCATACAAGGAATTCAGGGTTCTCAAGGTATACAAGGTATACAAGGAATACAGGGTTCTCAAGGAAGACAAGGACTTCAAGGACTTCAAGGTCTGCAAGGAATTCAAGGTTCTCAAGGAACTCAAGGAACTCAAGGACTTCAAGGTTCTCAAGGAACTCAAGGAACTCAAGGACTTCAAGGTTCTCAAGGTTCACAAGGAACTCAAGGTCTTCAAGGTTCAAATAATGGTGGAGTGACGGTAATAAATGATGTCTCTACTAATGAACTACGATATATTGTATTTGAGGATGTAGTATCTGGTATATCCACAAATGTTGGAGTTTCAAGTACAAAATTAGTTTTTAATCCTTCAACGGGTAATTTTGGTATAGGAACCACAAATCCTCAAACAAAACTTCAAGTTGATGGAGTTATTGGTTTTAATAATACTGATGTGAAAATTGGTGATAATGAAACTGGTTCTAGCTCAACTAATAATCGCAATGTTTTTATAGGTGTTGGCGTAGGAAAATCTACTATCAATAGTGATAATGTTTTTATTGGACCATACTCAGGAAATGAAAATACTATTGGATACTCTAATGTTTTTATTGGAGAATCATCTGGTTTTGTTAATACAACTGGATATTATAATGTTTTCTTAGGATCTTTTTCTGGTTATGATAATACTGATGGATATGAAAATACAATTATTGGGGGTAATGCTGGATATTTTAATAAAGGAACTAGTAATAGTATATTTGGGTCCTTTTCTGGATTTAATAATGTTAGTGGAAACTCCAATGTATTTTTAGGTTCTTATACCGGAGTTTCTACATCATCATCTTACAAAGTTGTTATAGGTGTAGGAAAAGAAGATTTTAGTCCCCTATGCTTTGATTCGCCAAATACAAAAAAAGATTACCAGTTGGCGATTGGTATAAGAACCTCTGCAGCAGCATCTAAGTATTGGTTAGTTGGTGATGAGAACTTTAATGTTGGAATAGGAACCACAAATCCTCAAACAAAACTTCAAATTAATGGTGTCCTTGGATTTGGCACTTTTGTTGGTAATATTGAACCAGTATCAACTAACATAATAATTGGTGATAATACCACTGGTGCTAATTTAATTGTACCTGATTCTGAGAATAATTTCTTTGCTGGTATTGGTGCAGGAAACAGTAATGTTTCTGGTACAAATAATGTTTTTATTGGATATAGTGCAGGTTATTCTAATGTAGATAGATCATATAATACATTTATAGGATACCGAGCAGGAGAATTGACTGATGGAGAAGCAAATACTTTTATTGGAGTGTATGCTGGAAATAAAAACACAATAGGTTTTAGTAATGTTTTTATAGGTGAAAACACTGGATTTAATAATACCATTGGTGCCAATAATGTTGCTATGGGTTATGCTGGATTATTCAATAAATCTACTGGTGATAATAATGTTTCTATAGGAGCTCAAAGTGGAGAGTCTTTGGTAGCAGGAGGTCAAAATACATTTCTTGGAAGTAGATCTGCAATTACACAAACATCTGGAAATAGTAATATTGCTATAGGGTATAATGTTCTACTTCCTAAAACTACAGGCAATAACCAATTAGCAATTGGTATTAAAACTGACAATAATTCAACTAAGTATTGGTTAGTTGGTGATGAAAGTCTTAATGTCGGTATCGGAACTACAAATCCATCGGATAAATTAGATGTATTTGGAAATGTAAGACTTCGCTCCGGTCTTAAGGATTTTTATGGAAATGTAGGTGCTGCTGGATCTGTTTTAATATCTACTGGTGCCGGAGTAAGTTGGACTAGTTCTGCTGGAGGTGGGTCTCAAGGTTCACAAGGAACTCAAGGAATTCAAGGCACTCAAGGAACTCAAGGAACACAAGGACTTCAAGGTCTACAAGGTAATCAAGGAACTCAAGGACTTCAAGGTTCTGGTTCTCAAGGTCTTCAGGGTTCTCAGGGTACTCAAGGAAATCAAGGTCTTCAAGGTCTAAGCAATCAGGGTGTTCAAGGAATTCAGGGTTCTCAAGGAAGACAAGGACTTCAAGGTTTACAAGGAACACAAGGAACGCAAGGTCTTCAGGGTCTAAGCAATCAGGGTGTTCAAGGTTCACAAGGAACACAAGGAACTCAAGGTCTTCAGGGTCTAAGCAATCAGGGTGTTCAAGGAACTCAAGGAAGACAAGGACTTCAAGGTTTACAAGGAACACAAGGAACGCAAGGACTTCAAGGACTTCAAGGAGGTGGGTCTCAAGGTCTTCAAGGTTCTCAGGGTACTCAAGGAAATCAAGGTCTTCAAGGTTCTCAGGGAACTCAAGGAACACAAGGACTTCAGGGTCTTCAGGGAACTCAAAGTACTCAAGGTGTTCAAGGTCTTCAAGGACTTTCTAATCAAGGTGTTCAAGGATTGCAAGGACCTTCTGGGGGTGGTGGTTCTACAGGTATTTCAACAGTAAGAGAAATTGCACTTACTTCAGGCACTACATATACTCCAACAGCAGGAACAACTCATATTATGGTTTACTGTACTGGTGCAGGTGGTGGAGGTGGAAATGCATCAGGAACTGATACTTCTAACTCATCTGTTGGTGCAGGAGGAGGAGCAGGAGGAACTGCAATCAAACTTTATACAATCACAGAGTTGGGTGCAAATGCAACATATGCAATTGGACTTGGTGGTGCCGGTGGAACAACCGCTGGTGCAACTGGTGCAACTGGAGGAACAACAACATTTACTCCTGCAGGTGCTGGTGCAGCACTAACCGCAAATGGTGGACTAGGAGGAACAGGAAACTCTACTGCTGCGACTGCAGTTTATGCAGACGGTGGAACTGGTGGTGCTGCAACAGGTGGAGATATTAATGCAAGAGGGCAATCTGGATTTGCTGTTGGTTCTGTTGCTGCATTTGCTGCTGGTGGTAATGGTGGAGCATCATTCTATGCTGGTGGTGGTAGTGGTGGATATACTGTTACAAACACTGCTTCAGCAGGTGCATCCGTAACATCTACTCCAGGTGCAGGTGGTGGTGGTGGTGCATCCAGAAACTTAAATAATGCTGGTGCTGGTGGTGCTGTTGGTGGTGATGGTGGTGATGGTTTAATCTTTATTATTGAATATGGAACATAAGGAGGTATAAAAATGAAAGTCTGTATTCTTAACTCTCAAACAAAAGTTGTAGAAAATATTGTAAGTCTTGATTATCCGGAACAGTTTATTTCTTATAAACCTGGACTTGAAGTTGCTCCACAACACGACGGTCAAATTGGATGGACTTGGACTGAAAATGGATGGTATAATCCAGAAATTCTTCCAAATCTTGAAAAACAAGAGAGAGAACGGAGAGATAAGTATCTTCAACTTTATGTTGATGTTATAAACGCAGTAAGATGGGAAAGTCTTACTCAACAACAAAAAGATGCTATGATTACTTATCGTCAATCATTATTGGATGTTCCTCAACAACCAGGATTTCCAACAGACATAAACTGGCCTACTCCTCCAAATCTATAAATATTTAAAAAAAGTATATGAATACAAATACGGTTTATAGAGTATATCTTGAAAAACTTGGAGGTTCATCCCCGACTTCATTTATTGGTGATGAAGGAGAATTATTCTTTGACCCCAATGTACCCATCTTAAAAAAATCTGATGGTGTAACTCCCGGTGGAGTCATTGTTGGAATGGGTGCGAGTTCTATTCCTCAGCAGTTTGTATTCGTATCTGATAAAACAGATCTTCCAGAAGCATCTGGAGGAGTTATTACATTAGAAGATAATTATACTTACTTTTTTGTAGATACCGTAGATTTATTGGGTGATAGATTAGTTGCAGGAGATAATACCACAATTCTTGGTGGATCATCTGAAAATTCTAGAATTAAATCTACTGGCATTGGGACTGATGTTGCACTTCTAAGTAGTATCTATTCTCTTCCAATGAGAAGCATTACACTTGAAGCGCCTTATGCAATTTATTTACACGCATCTATTCCATCAGTACACGCATTAGATTGGTTTGGTGTAAACTTTACAAACTGTGCGAAAGTAGGCATTATTTCATCCTACAACAACTTCATTATGCTTGATGGTGCGTTTCTAAACTCTCAGGATTTAACCTTTAACGGTACTACAGGTACTGTTGGTTTTAATCAGTGTTTATTTACTGGAAACTTTGGACTTGGTGGCACAAAATCAATTCTTAATTTCCCAAGTACTTTTAACTGCACTCGCCGCATTCGTGTAACTGTTTGTTCTTTTATTGTTCCTTCTGGATATACAGGAATTACTGTTCAAGACGGTGTGAATTTTGTTCAACCAGAAAGTTTTATTCTTCAAACTTGCAACTTCTCTGGACCGGGAACAAAACTTGGCATCAGTACTCATACAGATATAGACAATAGAGATGCTTTCTTTGAAGGAAATCGTGGTATTGACAATAGTTTTGTAATTGGTCAGTATTATATGAAAAATAATAATGTCCAAACTTCTTTTGCATCTACGGATACTTATGTAAAAATTGCTGGTGTTACAACAACCACAGGAGCAACAAATTCAAAGTTTATTCATAGTGATAATCGTTTGACTTGTAATGCCGGAGTTGAAAGAGAATATCTTACTCAAGTCTCTGCAACTGTTCTTTCAGATACAAGCACTACCTGTAACATTGCAATTTTTGATAGCTCAAATGGTAATGAAATTTTAGAAGCATCTACTCTGGAGTTTGAAGTTCTTTCGGGGACTCCTACGGTTGTTCACATTACTGATGTTCACAAACACATTTTAAATGATTACATAGAGATTCACATATCAAATCTTCAAGATACAAATCCCATTACAGTTTCTTCTTTGAATGTTTTAGTTACTCAACTTTGATATTCTAGAAAATAGTGCTATAATAGGAAAATAAATACCAGAAATTATTAAAATACTTTATGGCAGTAGATGAGTTGAATTTTGTAAAACTTGCCCTTCAAAATGGGGGAAGTATTCATCCTTTGGTTATTCCATCTGAAGATTTAAAAGGACCATCCCTAACAAATCCTTCAGTATATCTTGATGGAGATAAACTATGGGTGAATTTAAGAAACATTAATTACACTCTTTATCATTCTGAGAAGAAGAAATTTGAGCATCCTTGGGGTCCTCTTGTTTATATTCATCCAGAAAATGATCTTCGTCTTCGCACTTGGAATATTATGTGCGAGATGGATGATAATATGAGAATCAAAAAATACCATCACATTGATACCTCAAAATTTCCAGATAAGGAATTGTGGGAGTTTGTAGGTTTAGAAGATTGTAGAATTGTTAGGTGGGATGGAAAATTATATGTAACTGGAGTAAGAAGAGACTTAGACACGGTTGGCACTGGAAGAATGGAACTTTCTGAATTGGAAGTTACTGAAAATGGTGTCAAAGAAATCAATCAACATAGAATTCCAATTCCCGGTAAGGAATCTTATTGTGAAAAGAATTGGATGCCTGTAGTAGATATGCCATATCATTATGTCAAATGGACTAACGGCACAGAGGTTGTTCGTTATGATATGAATAGAAATGTGACCGAAACTGTAGTTCTTACTGAATGGAAAGATTTACAATGTCACGATTTGAGAGGTGGTTCTCAAGTGATTACAACTGGTAATTGTAGAGTTGCATTGGTTCACGAAACATATCTTTTCCGTAGTGCTGCTGGTAGAAAAGATGGGACATATCGGCATCGTTTTGTTGTTTGGGATGAAGATTGGAACATTATTAAACTCTCCAGAGTTTTTTCCTTTATGAATGCCGAAATTGAATTTGCTGTTGGTATGACTGAGTATAAAGATGATGTCCTAATGACTTTTGGATATCAGGATAATGCATCCTATCTTGTTAGAGTTTCTAAAAAATTTGTAAGAGAGTTTATTTTTGATGAGCTTGACATTTGATAACCTTGGTAATCTTGGAAGACTTGGAAATCAAATGTTTCAATATGCTTCTCTGAGAGGTATTGCACAAAATCGTGGATATGACTACTTTATTCCAAATAGAGATATTGAACTTTATCAATGTTTCAATATTCCTAGAAAGTATGGAATCTCTAATCAAAAAAGAGTAACGCATAAAAACTATGAGTTTGATTATGATCTATATGAATACTGCTTTGATGATGTAGATTTGTGGGGATTTTTTCAGTCTGAAAAATATTTCAAATCTATAGAGAATGAAATCCGCAAAGATTTCACTTTTTATGGTAGAATACATAATATGTGTTCCAAATACATAACTGGAACATTTTTAAATACTGAATTAATTTCAATTCATATTCGTAGAGGAGATTACTTAAGCGACTCTAATTTTTGTAATTTACATCTTGATTATTATTTTGAGGCATTAAAACTTCTTCCAGATTTGCCGATATTAGTTTTTAGTGATGATATTAATTGGTGTGAGAGTATGCTTTCCAATCGCAAATTTAAGTTTATAAAATCAAATAATCATCAAATTGATTTATGCTTAATGACTATGTGTGATTATCACATCATTGCAAACTCATCATTTAGTTGGTGGGGTTCGTGGTTGGCAAAGAGTAAGAAAACCATTGCACCTTCTACTTGGTTTCAAAATGAATATTCCCATTGGAATACAAAAGATTTATATTTACCTGACTGGACTATTATATGAACATTTCACTTATTTGTGCTTGCAAAAACCGCTATAAACCCCTTAGAGTTTCATTAACTTCGTGGTTATTGTACGATGAAATCAAAGAAATTATTATTGTTGATTGGGATTCTGATGAATCTATAAATCATCTAAGTGAAATTGATGATAGAATTAAGATAGTTACTGTTTCCGATCAGAAGTATTTTAATCAACCACAACCTTTGAATATTGCTGCAAGTCTTGCAACTCAAGAATATATTTTAAAAGCGGACTGTGATTATACATTAAATCCTTATCACAATTTCTTTGAGAACTATCCTGTTGATGCAAACAGTTTTGTTTCTGGACATCACGATCATCAAAGTCCAGAATACATTGATCCAGAAACTGGATTGGCTATGTTTGATAAAACAAATATGAGTACTGATGATTTACTCACATATGTAAATTCTTATAGTCATTTTTTCAAGTATCTTACTGGTATGCTTCTAGTTACCAAAGAAAACTTTATGAAAGTCGGTGGATACAATGAAAACTTTGGTAAATTTTATGCATTTGAAGATGATGAAATTTGTTCTCGTCTAAGATTGCTTGGATTGGAGCAAACAAAAATCAAGTATGATTATAATTGGATTCATATTCCTCATACAGATAAAAAAAGATTTGAAAATTTTGAAGGATTTTATGAAAGTGGTCAAAAAGAAAGACTTGACCAAATGGAAAATGGAGTTGAAAAATGGCAAACCGAATACTATTTTTCTCAATGTCATATTGATGAAAACAGAAAAAGATTTGGCAATCCAGAAAATTATTTTATTCCTAGAAAAACAAAGTGGAATATTCAGCAAATTGATAATCAACATTATTATGCTGAACAAATTTACAGTGATAAGTTGTTAGAATTTCCAACAACATACTATATGTCACTTGAAGAAAGTGAGAAAAGAAGAAAGAATCTTGAAAGGCAGTTTTCTGAATATGGTATAAAATTTAATCCGGTTATTTCAAAAAGGTTCAGTGAATCTAATGATGTAGTTACTGGTAAGTATGTTCATCAATTGAATGATGGAACTAAAGGATGTGCAGTCTCTCATTTAAAGGCAATTAAAAATTGGTATGAAACTACAAGTGAAGAATATGCTTTTTTCTGTGAAGATGATCTTTCATTAGAAACTGTAGAATATTGGGACTTTACTTGGAAGGAATTTGTTGAAAAACTACCTTCTGATTGGGACTGCGTTCAGTTACTTACTGTTCGTAATAATTTTGAGACTTATGAACTCAGAGAAAGATTTTGGGATGATTGGGGAGCAACTGCCTACATCATTAAAAGAGATTATGCACGAAGGTTGATTGAAACATATTGTAAGGAAGATTCTTATAATTTGGAAATTCCAGAAATGGAAATTATGCCATTGGTTGAGAATATTTTATTCACATCTTTAGGTAAGACATATACTATTCCATTATTTGTTGAGGATATTGATTTTCAATCCACTTTTGTTGGAAATGATGATGATGTTGATGAGGGTCAAAAAAATAATCACTACAATGCAAGTAGGACTGTTTTAAACTGGTGGAAAAACAAAAGAAAACCCAACTCATTTGTAGTCAAGGTTGATATGAATCGTAAGAGTGATATTGAGGAACTTTTAACTCAATATTCTCTTGATACTGAAAATCCAGATTTAAACTTTAAGGTTGCAATGTGGTATGAAAATTCTGGACATAATGCTCCTGCGCTTTCATATTATCTGAGATGTGCAGAAAGAACCGAAGATAAATTATTGGCATATGAATCTTTAATTCATGGTTCTAATTGCTATGATAGACAAGGAACCAGAGATGGTACTGCCAAAGGTATCCTGCAACAAGCAATGTGTCTCTATCCAGAAAGACCTGAAGCAAGATTTCTTCTCAGTAGGTTCTCTGAAAGAAGACAGTGGTGGCAAGATTGTTACATCTATGCTTCAGAGGCATTAGATAATTGTGATTTTGATTGTGAACCCTTGAAATCTGATGTAGAGTATCCTGGAAAATATGGATTGCTTTATGAAAAGGCAGTGTCCAGTTGGTGGTGGGGGAAAAATATTCAAAGTAAAGAAATTTTGTTAGATATTAAACAAAATTATCAACCAAATCAATTATATCTTCAATTAATTGATGAATACTTAACTAAAATGGCATAAACGGAGAATTAAATGAATTTCGCAGTTTACACAAAAGAAGGTTGTCCCTATTGTGACAAAGTTAAAAAAGTTCTTGACTTGACAAATCAGTCTTTCGTAGAATATACTCTAGGAGTTGATTTTGATAAAACTCAGTTTTACTCTGAGTTTGGTGAAGGTTCTACTTTTCCCCAAGTGATATGTAATGATAAAAAACTTGGTGGTTGCGTTGATACAATTAAATTCCTTAAAGAACAAAAAATAGTTGTATGACGAAGGATATAAATAAGAATATCCGTATTAATCGCGGTCTTGATTTAATTCTTAATGGGGGGAGAAGAAAGCAACCAAAAACCTTTCATATTATTTTAGATAAGGTGGTCTGCTTTTTAAAAAGGGAAGTAACCATCTACTTTGAATTTTCCCTGAATATCAGGAAGAAAAAGTAGTTTCCCAGAGGAAGAAAAGATGGTAGCAACAAGTTTAGTATTCGGTTCATTTTTAACCGTTTTATTTTTTATTGTTGGAATAATAGGTGGGTGGGTTGCTAGAGAATATTTGATGAATTATAGAGAAATACCCAGATTTCATCCAGAAATGTATGATGTAAATGGGAATATCATTCCAGACGAAATATTAGCCGTGAGGTTTGAAAACGATTATGACTACGACGAAGACGAAGCAGACGAAGACTAAACCTGCTCAAACAACTTCTACTGCAGCAAAACCAAAAGTAGAAACTAAAATTCAAGAATTACCTGCAAATCCATTTCTATTTGAGGTCCTTGAATTAGCATCAAAGCAGAGGACAAATACTAAAAAGGTAGAAGTTCTTCAAAAATATGAGCACGACTCACTAAAATCCATTTTTATTTGGAACTTTGATGAGACGGTAATTTCACTTCTTCCACCAGGAGATGTTCCATATTCTTCAGTAGATAAGCAAAATTCATTTAGTGGCA